AGGCGGAATATGAAAAAGAAGTTTTACAGGGAGCAGGAGGTCTTTTATCCGGAGGAGCAGTCGAAAAGGGATTTCGTGCATTATCTAAATCTCCGAAAGGGATTAAAGCATTAAAAAAATTAGGTATGTCTGACGAAGACGTAGAAGGTGTTATTAATGCTATTAAATCTCGAGATACCGGAGCGTTAACTGATTTTCTCGCACGTAAAGGGACAGGATTCGTCGAATCAACAGCGAAAAAATTAGGTATTAAAGGAGGTAAAGTAGCGAAGACAACAATTAAAAAACTTAAAGAAGGTAAACTTCCAACTCGTCAAGAAATACAGGACTCTATTAATGAGGGCGGAGGTAAAGAGGTTAAACCTTCTAAAAGTAATTTAAAAAAGAAACCTACTGAAGACGAAGCAGGAGCAGGAGAAGACGAATCGACCGGTATATTCGACGCTTTAAAATCAAAAGCAGAAAGTAGTATTAAATCGGTTAAAGGATCTCTTCAGGACGCGATAGGAGATTCACCTTCGAGGGCGAGTAATTTAGCAGATACAGCGGAAGAACTAAAGGGTAAAGTATTCGGTCGAGTTAATTCAGCATTCGATAGAGCAAGAGCAGACGGAGTCGATGATTTAGAAGGACAATCGTCAGCAGTTAAAAAACTATTAGGACAGAGTAAACGAGGGCGAAGATTACTTCGAAAGAATGCAAAGGCAAAAGCAGACGGCGATCCGGTAGAACCTCCTAAGAAACCGACATCGGAATTCGACGCAGAAGACGAGCAGGGAGATTTATTTTCTGAATTATCAAAATTAGGAAAAAAAGGAAAACGAGCATTATCAAAAGCGAAAGAAGAATTACCGACAGAACCGACAGAGATTAACGCGATAACAGGTCAAGAGGTCGACCCATTAGCAAAAGTTAGAGCAGGAAAACAAAAAATAGACGATGAATTTAAGGAAGCAAGTAAACAAGCAGAAGACGAAGCAGGAAGAGATCCTTATCAAGATATATACGATCAAGCAAATAGAGACGCTCAACGTTTCACACCGGACGAATTAGGAAAAGGAACTAAATTAGAAAAAGACGTAGACTTTAAATTTAAAGCACCTACAAGAGAAGAACATTTAAAACAATTAGCAGACCAAGAAAAAGGAAAAGAACCCATGCTCCAAACTGACGAGAAAGACCCTGATTTAACGGACGAAGCATTCGCAGACGAAGAAGTTAAACCGACTATTCCTGCTTCAGAACAAACCGGAGGAATAGATCCTTCGACCTTACCTGAAGACGCAGGGTTTCAGAGAGGGTCTGCAAAAATTCAGGCGAAGAAACAAGTCGAACCACGAGCAGAAGAACCGGTAGAACCTGAACCGGTAGAACCTGAACCTATAAATCCTTCTGTTCCTGAACCTCCTAAATCTATTCCGGACGATACAGAAGATATTATAAATAAAACTAAAATTCCGGAAGCACCTAAACCCCCTCAACAAGAAGAGGAAGAACAAAGGTTAACAACTGAACAAGAAGCACCGAAACCACCGGAAGCAGAATTAACACAACCTAAACCTCTCGAACCCATCGACAAACCTCCAATAAATCAACCTCCGAAACCTAAACCTAACTTAAGCGAAGATACGGAAAAAGCGTTATCAGATACAAAAGCAACAACCGGAGAAGACGTAGAATCAGGATTAAAAGGAGCATTCGAAGATAGTTTAGAAGCAGACGAAGACCCATTCGGTATAATCATTTCCGGAATTTTAGGTATAGGGGCATTAATAGGAGGAGCGTTAAAACGTGCACACCACCCCCATTTTATACAACCTCCGGCACTACACCCATACGAGAATTTTTCAGTTCAGGAAGGCGTAGCATGAATTTATTAAAATTTATTAAAAATGACTATAAAAAAAATTAGTTATTTTTACTAAAAAAAAAATATAAGTTATATTATATAAAATGGAAAATTTCGTAAAACTACAATCAACGCAAGGAATATTCGACGTTTCAGGGAATAAGAATCTCTGCGACTTTCAGATTCCGGCGAATAGCGGATCTTATGATTTAAGTCAGTCTTTTATAAATATTAATTGTAAGATCGAAACTACTTCGACCGATGCCGTCTCCGGCGATGCGAACGCCCCTGATCCGGTATATAATGTCGGTTTAGTTATTAATGAATCCGCGAGAGCGACTAATGCTTTCGAAACTTTAATTAACTGCGAAAATGCAGTATTAGTTAAAAATGCTCGTATGTTATGCTCTCGAGGTAAAGTCGAAGATATTAGGAAGGTAGACTGCTTAAGATCTAATTTAGCATTATATAAACAATCGGACGATAATCAGGTTCGAAATACTTACGGTCTCGCGAATTGGACAGATAACGAATTTATGCCGGTGCAACCTCTTAACTCATTAGTAGGAGAAGGAAATCAAGATTCACAAAAACGAGGACACGATATACGAATACCACTTTCGAGCATTTTCGAAATGGGTAAGTCTACCGTATGGGATACTTCTTATTATGGTCATACTAAACTGAATCTCGAGTTAAATTTAGATAAATTATCAGTATTAGATAAGACTACCGCTGTTCTTTCAGATAATCGATATTTACTTAGAGGGGCAACTGAAAAATATACCGCTTTTAAAGATATGACCGCAACAGGTCAGACCGGAACTGTAGGAACTGCTGATTATGCTTTAGTATCTAAGATCGCTTATGAATCTATAGAAGATTCTCCTTTTTATGTTGGTCAACGATGCGATTTAGTAAAAGGCGGAGGAACTGGAACTCTCGCTAATAGTGTAGTTCAGATTAAGAAAATAACTCAAGCGGTTAACACCTCAAAACAACCGAACGACGCAGGAGGAGCACTCACTCACGCCGGATCTATTATGATAGAATTCACCGTAGGAACTGGAGTTATGACTGCCGGACAAACATTAACCGGATTAACTTTAACTCCTAAAGATAAAACTTCCGCTCCTATTACTATTAATAATATAGAACTCGTCGCGAAAATGACTGACGAAACAGAATCAGAACCGACACAGTATACGACATATATCGCTCAGGAAGATTCAGCACCGGCAGGAGATAGTATTAGTCGAACTTATAGTCTACCTCCTAATACTACGAACTGCTATGTTATGTTTAATAATCCTATTTATTCTTCTGAAACATTAGACACTTATAGAATTACTATGGACGGAGTAGATTTAACTAATAGGGATATTAAGGTAGGATCAGGTCTGCATTATGATTTAATATCTCAGGTATTTATGAATCGAGGTCAAGCGATCGGCAGTCTTCAGGAAGAAATGAAAAACGGAGCAAAATATAGAGGAGAGGGAGGAGAAGCGGAATCGATGGTTATTCTAATGTTCCCTGTAAAACTTAACTCAGGTTCTACTCAGTTAGGATTAGAATTAAATGGAACTGCCCTTTCAGGTAAAATTATAGTATACTCAGAAGTAGTTAAGGAATTATAATTATAATTAAACGTCATGAATTTTATTTTTATTAGTGTTTTTTTTTTATTTTTTTTTTTTTAAAATTTATTATATAAGTTATATTATATATAATGAATAATTTAACTTATCACGAATCATCGCCGGAGAATAATAATGTTTCAGGATTTACGGAATTTTCGACAGTCGATTTTGTATTAGACGCTCCTAATAGGAAACTCCTAAAAAATAGTATAAGATTGGAGGCAGACGTTCAGGTCTTTTCTACTGTAGGTAATAGAGTAGATAGAAGTAAAAAAATTCAGATTGATAATAAAGTCGGCGGACACGCATTTATAGAATCCTGCGTCGTGTCGATGCCTGAATCTAAGGGGGTCGTGCAAAACGCCCAAGAATACCCTCGATACGTTCAGCAGATCGCTACTGCTTCATATACTAAAAACGATTATTTCTGTTCCGATCTTCAGGCAGAAATGAGGGGAGCATTAGAATTTAACGGAAAAATTAATATTCAGCAGGTCGCTTCAGATAACACTACAGGAACTCAAGATCCGACCGATCCTTCATTTTGTATTAAACCCCTCATATGCTTAAATAATTCTACCGGAGGGAATTATAGTTTCTCAGATAACGGACATATTCGATTAAGTTTTAATTTAGCAAAAGTTCACAACGCCGTGCACGGTGCGGACTGTGTAGCAGGAACTACTTATACTCTTAAGAATGTAGTCGTTCGATATATGACTATCCCTGACGATGGTCAAAAAGATAAAATGATTATGAATTCTTATGCTATGGTTAAGAATTCCGTTCAGAGTAATTCAGCGAATATTAGCGTTCGAGTTCCTTCTAATAGTGTCGGCGGAGTTAGTGTTAACTTTTTAGAACAGAGTAAGGAATCCGATCTTACTTCGAATAGTTATGCTTTAAATCCTTACCCAAAATTTCAGGAGGTTAACTACGGATTTTCTGATTCGACATCGCAGTATATTTCTTATACTATAACAGATTTAGGCGATGCTCTTCATAAAGGGGTAGAGTCATTAAAACGAGGCGGAGCGAATGAGGTTAATATGGCGAGTTATAAAGCGAATAAGGGATTCGTTATCGGTTTAGACTTTAACGGAGATTATATCGATTTATCTTCTAATAAATTCAGTATGAATCTTAAGTCTTCTTCTGTTAATCTCCCTCCTCATTTAGTATATTTATACTTTCATACTTTACTCGTCGTATAATCGAAACGAAGCAGGAAAAAACTCTTCCTCTAAAAAATCCTCTATAGTATCATTAAGAATATCTATTATACTCTGTAGTTCTATAGGTAGTTCGATATTTTCATTAGATATCTTATCTACTGCTTTTATTAATCCGTAAACTTTTAAAAATTTACGAATTAATTTTTTATTTCTTTCTTTAATTTTCATTTCTAATTTTTCTATAGATTCGAATTTTTCTTTTAATTGATTAGACATATCTAATATAATATTTTCTTTAACTTCATGAGTTTCTGTATTTATGCTCCTTTCTGCTGTTGTGCATATCTCCTCTATATCGATTTCGTGTATTTCTAACGTTTCAGTATTAATCATTTTATATAATATAAAATATATAATATATTATATATAATGACGAATCGTATATTAAAATTAAATGAAGATAAATTAAGGGTCTTAAAAGTAAAAGATAAAACGGATAAGTTAACCGTATCTGTTAATCGTCTGTTCGATCTTCCGATGAGATTAATTCTTACCGGAAAAACAGGTTCAGGAAAAGGAGCAATAATTACGAATTTAGTATTAAATGAAAATTACGGATATAATAAAATATTTTCAGGAAATCGAATATTCATTTTTGCACCGTCTCCGTATGCTGACGAAAAAATGAAGGTAATCATCGAGGAAAAACAGATAGAAGATTCGAATATATTTTCTGATATAGAAGAGTTAGAGGAAGTTTACGAAATGTTAGTAGAAGATTTTAAGGAAAGAATAGAGAATAAAGAAAAAATAGAAATGTCTTTAATTATAGTCGATGATTTATCCTTCTCCGGAAAATTAGCAAATCGATTTAATGCACTCGCTAAAGTCTACTGCAATTCGAGAAAATTTATGATATCAATAATAACGACTAATCAGGCATATACGCAAATAGCGAAAAATATAAGACTTCAGAGTTCCGGAATGATCATTTTCCAAACGACAAATAAAGAACTCGAGAATATAGAAGCAGAAAATAATTTTTTAATGGGAGGTAAAAAAGCATTCTTTAAAATGTTCCGAGATAATGTAAAAGAAAAACACGACTTCCTCTGTATTAATTATTCTAATAATTACGATAACCTATATTTAGATAAGAACTTCCAACCATTAGCAGAAGAACCTAATAAGGAAGAAAAATCAGAAGAAAGGGAGAAAATGGAATCTGAAAACTTCGTAGCAACAACAACAAAAAAAAAATAATAATTCTAAAAAGTTAAATTTAAAAAAATAATTATTTAGAATCTCCGGTTCTTGCTACGAATTATTTTCATTTTTAAATAGACATATAAAAAATTATTAGTTTACATTATTTAAAGAAACTTATATATATATATATAATATAATGCGTGGTAAATGCGAATCTTATTATCGATTCTGTGTCGAAAGACTCATCGAAGATATATCCTCTGAAGGAGAGGAAAAAATAGAAACATTATTTTTTAAACAACAGGCAGACCTGACTAATAAATTAGGTATTCCTAAATCAACTATTTATTTAATGCTAAAATATGGCGATACTCATAAGGTTAATAAATGGAAAAATTATTATATTAAAAAATGCAGAGAACCGGCATATCAAAAGGTCGCTGTAGAATATTCGATTAATTAGATTTTTTTCATTAAATAAAATATATAATATATTATATATAATGGATACTATATTCGAACTCGAAGACGTAGACTCTAATCATGAAGTTTCAGAAAAAGTTAAAAAAGAACCTAAGATTAAAAAAAAAAGAGAAATGTCGGAAGAAAGAAAACAGAAACTAAGAGAACAATTAGCACGAGGTAGAAAAACCTTAGCAGACAAAAGAGCGAAAAAAAAATCAGAAACAAAACCGGCAGAACCAAAAATAGAAAAAGTCGAAAAGGTTAAAACTGAAAATATAAAAATGGAAGTTAAAAATAATGATAATGATTATTTAAGAAATGAAATAACAGAACTTAAAAAACTTATATTAGAAGGTCGTAAACCAAAAGAAGAAAAAAAAATAGATCCTCCGAAAATTGTCGAGAAAGTTCCGGTTAAAGAAGAAGTAGTTAAACCTGAACCGGTAAAGACTGAACCGGTAAAGTCTGCACCGATCCCAATCCCTCAACCGGTAAAAAAGAAACGTTCTCTTTTAGGCGGAGGTATGGTTTTAAATTTAAACAGATTTTAAAGACTAAATCTTTTTCTATAATCTGCGATGTTAGTTTTAATATTTGTAGAATCTCCCCATAAAATATAATATGATAGATATCCTGCTCTTAACGGATCATTCGTTTTTAAATCTTTAGCGTGTCTTTTTCTATACCTTTCTCTTCTTACTTTATCATTATGTAAAGTATAGTCATTATTTTTATCATTTTTATTATTATATCCGAAATGAACTTTCTTTTCCTTTCCGTTATCTAATTTAAAAATAGCAGTCCATTTTTTTAATGGTTTATCAGATTTTATTATTTTAATAAGTTTAGTCATTATTAAAATAATAAGATATTTTTTTAATTAAAATTTAGTAATGTAGACTGAAGATTTAATAATAAATTATTATGGTGAGTCTTAGATTTTAAATGAATTTTTCTATTCTTCCGGCAGATAGATTCTCCGCAGATACAGTTAATTTTTTCAGTTCTAACTTTATCGAATTTCTCTTTATTTTTTAAATAATATTCTTTATTTTTTTTTATGATCTCTTCTTTATGTTGCTGATAATATTCTTTCCTTTTTTGATTTTGTTTCTCTCTATTTCTAATTCTACTCTGAAGACTTGATATCTTCTGAATAGGTTTATAATATTCTTGATATTCTTTCTGAGTTCTGCACGGTATAACTTTATTTAATAATTTAATATTTTCTCCTAAATATTTATCGATATACATTCTTTCGAGTTTAATTAATTCTTCTTTTTTTTCATAGACTATCTCTGATAATCTATTAATTTTCCAGTTCTGAATCCCTCCGAAATCTCTTATAAATTCATAGACGTAATAATTATATTTAATCTGATTCTTATTATTACAGGCGTAGCGATGGGCATCGAAACGAGATTTTAAACAATTAGTAGAACCGATATATATCGGAGTATCAGTTCTCGAAATGTGAGAAAGCGAATAAATGAAACCTATAGATTTAGTCATTTATAATATATAATATAAAAATAAAAAAAATTAGACGCATGAAATTTTATTCGTTTTTATTTTTTATCTTTTTCTTTTTCAGAACGAGTCTTCGGTTTAATATATGACTCGTCAGTATTACTCGCTTCTTCTTCTTCTTCTTTAAACTTTTGCACGACTAAGGTTTTATCTAATATCTCTATTACTTTATCTCGAGAATATAACGACATAAGATATCTAATGCGGTCGCATTCAGAACATAACTTCGAAACGATGATCCATTCATTACGGCATAAAGGGCAGGTTAAACTCATTTTATATAATTATTAGTAGATTATAATTCTGATAAAATAATTAATCATTTTTTATAATAGGAATTTCTACTTTAATTTTTTTCTTTTCTTTTACAGATTTAAATTTATATTTGTTTTCTCCGTGAGATTCTACTATTAAAGTTTTATTTCTTTTTTCTTGTATCGCATTTTTTTTTATTAATTCGAATAGTTTAGGTTTACTTAATAAACTTTTTAAATTTAATGATTTACTTTTTTTATCTAATGCGTGAACATTTCGGTATAGTTGATCTAAATCCTTTTTAATAATAAACTGCTTTTCTATTTTATTTATATCCTCCTGAATATCTAATAAATGATTATCTATTTCCTCTCCAGTTAATTTTTTATCGTCGGACATTATATATATAAATAATTATATTTTTTTTTATAAAGTAATATTATATAGTATGGTATTTTTATCAGAATCAGATTTCGAGAAAATGAATAGGATCTTATCTATTAAAGATAAGAAACCGAAAAAGAAAAAGCAGTCAGAAATATTCGTAGTAAAAGAAAAGAAAAAGACAGGTCGCACCGTTGCACGTAAAAGAAAGATTAAAGAAGTAAATAAAAAGAATAAGAATAAGAATTCTCTATATTATTGAGCATTTATTCGAATTATAAATCTTTAAGTATGCCGGATTTATACTATAATACGTTAAAAGGGTCTAAATCTAACATAAAATTATAATTTTATGTTAGATTTAAGTAGTATTTATTAAATAATACGTAAATATAGCACTTTTTAGATTTAGGGGACTTAAAAATCATATTAAAAACGAGAATTCATGAAGTTTAATCTCGTAATAATATATTTAATGAGGATACTCCTTCAGTAGAGATCGGACTATAATCCGATGCTACGATCCTCGCTCTAATATTTCTAAGAGTCTGAGGGTATTCATTAGCGAGAGGTAGATATAATCTTTCTTTAGGTTCATACTGAACTATACCGGTCTGATCGTCGACGATAGTTTCTGACGTTGGAACAAACGCTAATATATTCTTACGCCCTTTCTGTAATGAGTCATAAGTATTAATAGGTAAGTTTAACATTTCGATAATATAATTATCCGCTCCTACTATTTGTTCGAATTGTCTATTACCCTGAAATTCTGCTTCTATATCCTGAACTGCATTATTAGCAGTATCGAATCCGAAGAAGTCTGCTAAACCTACAGATAAATTTAACTGAAAGTCGGTTCTCGCTCGTCCGGTAGTCGGAAGATTTGGGGGGACTGATAAACCGCTTTCCGGATTATGAACTCCTGCTAATGGATTCATATATCGATTAACAGTAGAACCGAAATGGTCTAACTGAATCGAGGTATTATCTCCTAATAAAAACATACCGTAGAAATAAGGTATATCGTCTCCGTTAGAATCTCTTATATCGATGTCTGCTTTTAATAATGTATGACTATTTCCTGCCGGTGTGTTAACGTGCATAATCATAAGTTTTTGACCTTCTCCTTCTACGTCTTCTCTAATCTCGAAAGATAAGCAGTCGTTATTACTTCCTCCTGCTCCTGTGAAATTAACTAAAGTCTGACCTAATGCGTTATTTCCGAAAGCATTAGTTAAACCGTTCTTAACTTCTATAACTGAAGTAGTCTGTTTAACTCGAACTGCGTAGTCTAAGTCGTTTAATGTTAATGAGTTATTCGTTAATTTATTTACGTCCCTCGTAATACCTAAAATAAATCCGGATTGATCTCCGTTATTATTTGCGAACTGTCGAACTCTTACTCTCGAAAGATTAGTTCCTAATGAAATAGGATTTTTAAAATAAGCGTTAGAGTGTTGTAAGTTATCGCTATTTAATGAGGCGGTGTTATCGTCTGTCTTAAATCTATTAGAAGCGGTATTCATATTATTACTTCCTAATATCGTTCCGGCGTTTGTTGTTATTGCGTTAACACATTCCGAATATTTAAATTCTGCTACTATTTTTTTATTAGCGTTAGAATGGAATTTAATCTGAAGACCGGTCTCTTTAGTATTTGGATTATCTCCGTCTGCTATTTCTGTAGGAGTCCCTCTAAAAAATCTTAACGATGAATTCATAAGATCAGTTATTTTTCTGACCGTTTCCGTAAAATTATTTCTATTAACAGATCCGTAAGGAACTGATATCGTATGTAGACCTGCATTAGTAGAAACCTGAAAAGATATATCCGAATTCGAACTATCTATTATTATAGTTTTATTTTGACGTTCTACTGATAAAGAATGCAGAGCGATTTCTGTATTTTCTTTTATAATAATATCATCGTGAAAATCGCAGTCGAAGTTCCCTTTTAAATCTGTAGTGTGAAGTCTGATTAATGTATTTTTCATTATATATAATATAACTTATATTTTATTTTATTAAAAAAAATATAAACTTCATGAAGTTATTATTCTGTAGATGCGATCGCCCATACATTAGTAAAAATACCTGTTGCAGTCATCGAACTATTATTATAAAATCTCCAATATCTTAAAGGTTGGTCTAAATGAGTATTAGCGATCGCATTCGGAGCAGACCCTCCTCCTGCTAACGATATAAAAGTTATTCCGGTTAACCACGACCAATTAGAACCGTCGTCGGATTGTTGTAAGTATAAACCCATTAGCGGAGGCGGTGCGGTCATATCTATATTAATTCTTAACACTTTATATTTATAATAATCTGCTCCTAAATCGTAAGTCGTTCCTGCTGTATCTGCCGGTATTCCGGCGACGTTCGTAGTATGAACTGAACTTCTAACCCTCGAGGTATTAGTAGTTATAGTATTAAGAATATTATTAGTTGCGGTCATAATAGGATTAGTTAAAGTTCTTCCGTTTGAGTCTATAGTTAAATGACGATGCGGAGTTCCTCCGTTAATATCGTTAGAACCTACTATCTGAACCTGAAGTTTTCCTCCGTTTTCGCAGTTTAACCTAACCGCAGAAGCAGAATTAGTTATATCGGTAAATCCTTTTAATTCTGAATTAGTAGCGATAGTATTAAGGTGTCCGTTCGCTGTTCCTTGTAATGTTGCGGTGCTTCCGTCTGCTGTATTACTTGCGATAGTTGTTAAGTGTCCGAATGATCCATTATTAACCGATACTTCTCCGTTATCATCGACTTTAACCGGATTTATTTTATTAAAAGAACCCCCCATATGATTAACTCCTCCGAGCATCGTAAACTGCTTTTCAGTTGCTCCGGAAACAGTTTCCGCCGGTGCTACCGATGGAGTGAACGTTTTAGTCTGAAGAGTTTTTAATGCGTCTACCGATACGTTAGTAGAATTCTGAGAAGTAGAATGAGAACTCATTAAAGAATTTAATTTATTAAGTGCTTGAGTTTGTTCTGCATTTTGTCGAAAGTTTGCTGAATTAGACATTATATATATAATATATTATATATTTAATTTTTAAAAAAATATTAAAAAATTCATGAAGTATTATTTTTAAGTTGCTCGGTTAACTTGTAAAAAGATAGAATTATTATCTTTTAATCCTCCGGCGAGAGTGTGATCCGGATTTAATATTCTACAACCGAACCGCGATATCTGAATAGGATCTCCTTTATGAATATAAGTAAAAGAACCTTCGCCGTCTATCGATGAGGTGAAAGAATCCTGCTGATAAAATCGAGATACTATTCCCATAATGTTTCTTCGTGTTTCTGCTCCGTTCCTTTTATCTGTGAAGAAATTAGATCTAATTTCTATTAAATAATATCCGGAATCTAAAGTCGTATCTCCGTCTAAAGAATCTTTAGCATTTATTACCTCTAATAATGGAGTTATTACATTATAAGGAAATGCTTTTACTAAATCGAAAGTCGCTGTTTTATCATAAGGAATATCTATAGATTTAAGACTACCGGTAGCATTAACCGAATCTACTACGTCGAATTTAACTGTTCTAATACCATTTAACCCCCCTAAAGTTTGAGCAGGAAGCATCGTAAAAGTAGTATATAATTTAGAAGTGTCGAATTTCATTTGATCCTCCCATAAATAAGAAGGAGATAGATTAGTAATTAAAATCCCTCCGTTTTTATTTGCGATATATTTAACTCGTTTACCCCCTGCTCCTGCTATAACCCCTTTATCTATAGTTTTGCAGACCGAATTACCGTCGCCGTCTACGAGGGGGGCGTGAAATTGTGCTAACTGAAAAATTCCTTCTGCTCCTATATTTTCGTTAAATTGTAAATCGAACTGAGGAGTTCCGCAGACGTAATTATCGCAGTCCGTATTAAAATTCGCGATTGCTAATCCATCGTCTCGACACCAGTAGGGAACTACGTTAGGAGTTCCGGCAGGAATAGGAGTAAATCCAGCAGGTAGATTCGTATTATCTACTACTGCGTCCCCTATAACTTGTAAGGATCTCGAAGTAGTTAATAAAGCATTATCTACCATCGCGAACTCGTCTGCTATATATTGTTCGGTAGCGGTAGCAGTAAATCCTTTACTAATTGCTTTCGCTAATTCGTCCGGTGCATAATCTCGAGCGTCTATCTTAAAACTATAATCTATTAAACGAGGTTGGTATAAATCTCCGTCGGTATTTGCTACGTCTTCCGTTTTAGTAGATACGAAACTCATAAATTCGAACTCCATATAATTAGCACCGTTAGGGCGAAAAGTTTTTTCGCCTGTAGGAGACGGAGGTATTACTGAACTATCCGGAGCGATTGTTAACGCTCCGTTATCCATACCGTTTTTTATTGCTAAAAATGGAAATGATAACGCTCCTCCCATAATTGCGTTATTTTTATCTATAAATGCCTGATCGATAACTATATTCGTAGAAGGGTCGCCGTATCCTGTATATCCTATCTTAGCGAGATTCTTTTCGTCTATTTGGAACTGAAGTTTAACTTCTTTACCTGCCGGATTTAAATAATGAAAAAAGAAGGATAAAGTTTCCATAATATTTTTAGGTAATCCTCCGGTAGGGTCTAAATGAGAATTAGTCATTACTATATTAGAAACTTCTACAATCGTCCCCCCTCCTAATGATACTTTATCGCATAATACAAAGTTTCTTCCTGATTCGTATTTCTGATTAGCAGGTTCATAAGACCGATCGTCTAAATTTCCTTTACTTGTTCCCCAGTCGAAAAAATAATATGCGAATCTCATCGAGATAGTCGCCTTCGTTTTTGCGTCTGTTCCGGCAGGGGCGGAGTCGTCGTCAGGTTGGACTACTATTCGTCCGCTATTTTGTGCGACGGAGTCTATAAATGCTCCTTTTAATGAGATCTCGTCATTATTATAAATGGTAAGAACTTCGTCGAGTGTATTTTCCCAGTCCGCTACGTTGTTATTACTCGCGGTAGGGTCTGATTCTCTTAATTCTACGATAGTCTGATTATTCATTATATATAATATATATTATATAATTAATAATTAAAAATAACTAAATTAAAAATAAATTCATGCTGTTAAATTTTAGGCATATGATACGTTAAACTGACCATTAGATCCTATAGTTAACGCTTTTCTGCATTCTGCGTATGCGTGTATATCTAATCCATCGGCGGAAGGATCGGTAGCGGTTGCATTATTAAGACAGGTTCTCGAGAAGTCTAATGCTAACTGACCGATTTTATCATTAACAGAACAACCGAAAAAACCTGCTCCTCCGGTTAAACACCTCTGTTTATTATTTGCGTCTTTCGGAGGAACTGCTCCTGAAAGGTTCTGCTGTGTTGCACCGTCTACGTCTGCTCCTACTGATTCCTGAGAACCATAGGGAGGAAGATTAACTTTTCCGAATGTATCATAAAGAAGCATATCTTTAGTCGAACTTTTAGAAATCGGTTTAGGAAACATATTCGCCCCATTTTTTTTTATTTGTATTTCTTCCTTATGAGGAACTAATGAACCGAAATCTCCGAAACCCTGAACTACGTTAGTATCGACGTATTTAGATTTAGTAGAATATGATTTCATTAACACGAGTCGAGAAACGAATTTATCATCGAAAGCGTTTAACTGTTGGACGACGTTCTGCTCGTGTTGATCTCCTGCTCCGTTGACGACTGTCGCTTTAACGAGTGCCGGAATATTAATAACGTCGTGTTCGATCTTATTCCATACTGCACCGGTAAACCCTGAGGTTAAACTCTGTCTAAGTTTTTGAGATACGATTTCTTCTGCTATAAGCATAGGGGTAGCGATGGTCTGTGCTACGTTATCAACTGCGATAAGATTCGCTCCGGATTTCTCCCATTCTATTTCGAGAACTAAATTCTTAAAGACCGCTGTATCGATTATCGGCATACTCTCGAGAAGAGGTAGACATCGTCTTAAATCTAAATGTCCGAGTTTACTTTCGTCCCTTACTGTTCCGGTGTAATCTGCTGTTCCGTGATTTGGTGAAACATTATGTCCGGTAGGATTAACAACGTATCCGACTTGGTGTTTTAATAGTTCTCGGTTTACTGAAATATTTTCTCTATTACTTGCTACGAGATTTCGGAAGGCGAGATAACGGTTCGCGAATCTCATCGAATCGAGTTCGACTCCGTTAGAAGTTAATCGAATATGTCTGATCGCTCCGAGAACTCCGGCGATAGCGTTATAACTATGAGCGACACTTCCGAAAGAACCTAAATTCGCTAAACGAAGATTAGGGTAATATGCGGTATCGTCATTAAATCGGAATGTGCATTTCTGATTAGTAATATCAGAGGCAGGGTCTAAGGTTTGACTTTTTAAATCTGTAGAATAAAAAAACGGCATTATATAATTATATCTATATATTTTTTTTCTGTGTTTTTTTTATTGTATTTATGCTCTTCTCTTTTTTTGTTTTAAAAAAATATACTCTTAATTTATATAGTATGTTTAAAAACTTAATGAAAAGAATTAAAAAAATATCCTGTGATATTAAATGTTGTTTTAAATCTTCCTGTAAAGTTGAGGGAAGAGATACAAACGGAGACGGCATTCCGGACGAAATAGTTATAAGTAAAAATTAATCGACCTTTGCATAGTCTATCTGCTGATCTGAACTGTGAAGCATGGATTCCGCTAACTTTTTCTGTTTTTTCATCGCGTCGAGATCTATATTCTCAGAAATATATATATGTCTTAATAAGTTAAGAGTAATATCTTTTTTAGTTGGTGCGAAGACCTTTTTAATATATTTAGATAATCCATTTTCTACCATTATTTCATTTTTGGAATTTAATAAGAACTTATCTGTCTTATTATATTTTAACCATAAGTTAACTATAGAATTTAATTTAGTATTTACCGGTATAGTTTTCGATCCCATACTCTTTTTATTTTTAAAATCATTAAATATAAATGATTTCTTATTTCTACCTTTTACTAATAAGAAATTACTTTTTTTATTATCGTCTTTATCGGATTTTATTATTTTCATATTACCATAATCTAACCTTATAGGAGGTTGGAGGGTATATAATGCACTAACTAAATATTTCTGTAATAGATCCATTTCTTTTCGATTAAGAGATTCTTTATTTAATATTCCTTTTTCTTCTAATTCTTTTTTATAAAAATTTCTAACTTTTGCTAATTGTTTTAATGATACCCAGTTTTTCGCCTGTTTATCTGTTTTCTCGTGTGAACTGATTTCTTCATTATATTTATTATTTAATGATTGTAATTTTTCCTTATAATCTTTAAGAACTGAGTCGAACTCTTCTTTTTTATATGCCTGAAGAACTACTAATATAGCAGTTAAATATCCTCGCTGAGTTGATAATGCTTTCTGTTCTATAATCTTAAAAACTTCTTTTTTATTTTTTAGATAATTTAAATTCTTAATTTCATTATCATTATTTAACTTCTTAAGACTAATTAGATACGCTCTGAGTGAGGAATCCTTAATAGATTCGCGATGTGATTTTATTAATTCTTTAATGTCCATTCTATATAATATATGTTAGATTTTATTTTTAGAAATATCTAAACTTATTATATATGAAACAAAACAATATAAAAAATAATATGAGAATCGAGGAGGACATTATTAAACTCTGCATTTTATATTTCGAATTACGTAATACTTTTAATTTAGAATTTCAGAAATATTCTCATTTTAAAAATATGATCCGGTATATTACTAATATATCAGAACCTCCGGAGATTAGGCGAATATTTCAGAAGTTAGTAGATAGAAAATTCTTTATTAAGAGGAAAAGAGGGAAAGAAACCTCTTATCATTTTAACCCATATAATAAACCTATACCTAAAAGGGATCTTACAGTTAGATTCGATTAATGAAACGTCATGAAATTTATAAAAAATATTAAAAAATTTAATTTCAGAAAATCGTAGCAAGAACCGGAGATTCTAAATAATTATTTCTTTTTTTTTACTTTTTAAGAATTATTATTTCTTTTTTGTTGTTGTTGCTACGAAGTTTTAAATATAAAAATATTCTACATTTAATAATAGTAATTTTATAAAAATAATTGCTTTAAGTATAATATATATAATTAATAAAAAATTGATTTAAAAAAAAAATAATATTATATTATTATATACAAATGAATTCTGAAAAGTCTAAAATGATTTCTCCTAAATTTTCCTGCGGTATCTGCGAAAAAAAGATATTTAATCAGGGCGGAACGTGTGTTTCCTGTATGAATAAATCTGCTAATATTAAAGAAGATCCTCCGGTAAAACAACCGAAAAAGGAAAAAAAAATAAAAATGATTAAGAAAAAAAATGCTGAAATTAAAGTAGATATTCCAGAAAAAAAATCTAATAATAATTATATTAGTATGAATGAAAAACATAATTTAGAATTTACAGAAAAGGTTAACGTCAATCGTGCAAAAAAAGTTTTAAGTCTATCTAATGAAGAAATAATTAATCAGATATACGATGAAAACGAAAGAAATCAGGACGGAAAAAAATATACTCAGAAAGAAAGAGAAACATATATTAAAAATGTTAAAGATTATTGTAAATTAGCAGTAGTTAATAAAGGAGTAATTCCTCAGGGTTATAAATATTCGAAATGTTTAAAAGATCAGAAACAGGGTCGTATATATGTTAATAAATTCGGTATTCAGAGTTTACAGAAGAAATTAAGAGGATATCTTTCCGGCGAGTTTTATAATGATATCGATATGATTAACTGTTTTCCGGTGCTTCTATCGTGGTTTATGACTACTTATTATCCTTCAGTTAATATTCTCAGTTTAAAAAAATATGTAGAAAAAAGAGATAAATTTTTAAAGAAATTTAAAACCGATAAATTAGAGGTTCTCTGTTGGATTCATCGAGATTTCGCTTATCAGGGAGATAATAAATTAATAACCTGTTTAGACGATGATTTTAAAAGAATTCAGTCTACATTATGGGAAGATAAAGAAAATGAAATAGTTAATCTCGTAGATAGATCGACGATTACTTCTACAAATAAAAGAGGTTCTTTAATTAATAGAGTATTAGGCATTATCGAAAATAATATTTTGCAGGGTGTTATTAATAAATTAGAAGAATAACGTCGGAGTTCCTTATTATGACGGTGCATTCATAGAAAAAAGAATCCCTACGGAACAACTAATCCCTAAATTAAACGAATTAACTTCCGAATATGGTATTAAATGGAGTCATAAAGAACATTCTACATTAGATATCTCAGACGATATCGAATTAGAAGAACCGGAAGAAGAATCGAAAGTTTTAGAAGAGAAATTATATGGATATGAATTTATCGATTATAAAACATTAAAAAAGAAATTCGAGAAAAATCATGCTGTTATTACTGCTCCTTTTATTATTGTTCGAGAATATGAAGACTTCTATTCTTATAAAGATAAATCGAAACTCGCTCTTAAACACGAGTTATATAGTGCTTCGAATATTAAAGAAGTTTATAATAATCTTTATTTCGATGAAAAGACGATGGAGAAACAGGGATCAGGAAAAAACGCGATATTTATCGAGGTAATGGTTAAAACTAAATTTATCGATAAATGGTTAGAAGATTCTACGAGAAGAACATTAAAGAAAATAGATTTTATTCCTCATAATCCTAATAATGCAGAGTTCTGTCCTAAAAATATTTATAATTTATTCGATGGTTATTCTTCAGAATTACCGGTAGAAAATAAAGAATATGAATTCGACATCGAAAAAGAAGTTCAGAGATTTATTAATCATTTAGATTTATTAGTAGGTAATGACGAACATTCTAAAAATTATCTTATTAATTTTATCGCAGATATGATTCAGAATCCGCAGAATTTACCGGCGGTCGCCTTAGTGTTTAAAAGTAAACAGGGATTAGGTAAGGATCTATTAGTTAATTATCTCGAAAAAATTATCGGAGAAAAATATATTTATAGAACCTCTAACGTCGAGGAAGTATACGGAACATTTAATCCGGCAGTAAAAGGAAAACTATTAGTTCAGATTAACGAGTTAGACGGTAAAGACGGATTCGCGAAAAAAGAAAGATTAAAAGATTCTATTACGGCAGAAAGTCTTAATATTAATGAAAAGAATATTAAACAGTTTAGAATTATGAATGCTATTAGGTGGATTATTTTCAGTAATAATATGACTCCTATAGATATACCGGCAGACGATAGAAGGTTCGTCGTATTTCAGGGGGCGGATCTTCTTCCGGAAGCAGAACGAGAATCTTATTATAATCCTCTATTCGATAATCTTAATAATAGGGAAGTTATTAATAAACTATTCGAATATTTTATGAATGTAGATTTATCAGATTTTAATCTTCGAAGACAAAGACCTTTAACTTCTGCTTATAAAAATATTAGGGAATCGTGCATTCCTCCGATATATAAATTTAGTTGGGATTTATTTAATGATTTATTCGAATTCGGAAATACCGGTATTAGAACTCATAAAAAATTAAAAAAGAGTTTAATTAGATCTACCGAATTTCATAATCTTTATACTAAATGGTATAATAAAATATTAAAGTCTGATACTGTATTAAATTTTAAGCAACTTAAACCGATGTTAAATAATATTAAAATCTTAAAAAAAGAGGTTAGTATCTCCGGAGTAAAAGATTATTATTATATTTTCGATAAAGAAGAAGTTAATAAAATATTAAAAGAAGAGCATAAATGCGGAGCGGACGACGAGGATATATTAGAATTAGACGACGATTTCGAAGACGACTGTTTAATCGATGACGATTCCGATAATGACTTAGATTCAGGTTTATAAACGTTCTAATAATTTATATATCATTTTAATTAATTTTTCATTTTCCTTTTTAATTTCATGAAGTTTCTTTAATAACTTTAATTCTCTGCTTTTTGGACAATTCATTTTTTTTTATAAAAATTTATTATATATTATATATTATATATAATGAATTTAACTAATATCCGTAAACTCGTATCTAAACTTAATAAGGAAGATAAAATAGCGAAGGTATGGTCAAAAAAGAAACCGGAATTAATAGAAGATTTAAAAAAGGTTCAGTATGAATTAGACGAAGAAAAACAACAATTAACGCCGACTGTGCAAATGAAACGAAAAAGAGTTATTAAGTTAACAGATTCTAAAACCGATAATAAAAAAATGTCTTTAAAAAAAGAAAAGAAAAAAGAAAAAAAAATAAAAATTATTAAGAAAAAAGAAAAAGTTTTAGAAGAAGACGAATATAACGAAATAAGTATTAAAGGAAATATATTCTTTTATAAACAAGTAGGCAAAAATAGAAAGGATCTCGAGATATTTAATGAATTAGGAAACGTTCCTTCTGCCGGAATGCAGGATAAGGTTAAACAATATCTTTTTAATAAAACTTTTAAAAAGAAAGTAGATGCGGAATATAAAAAAGAATTAAAACAATCAGCAGAAAAAAATAAGCAAAAAGATAAAGAACGATTAGAAAAACAAAAACAGGAAAGAGCGAAGAAAAGTTATAAAGATTCTATACCGCTTCAGTCTGAATATGTAAAACAACTTAACGCCGGTTCTATAAAGAATATGAACAAAAAAAAGAAATAGAATCATGAAGTTTCATTTTTTTTTAAATTTTTTAACTCTTCCTTTTTTCTTTTTTTCTTTTTGTGCTGATTTAATTTCAGATTTAGTTAATTCGTTAAAAGTTGTAGGAGTATTTTTATTAATTCTTTTCGTAGGTCTAAATATATCAGATTTCTTCTGATATGTTTTACTTCCTGACTGTGTTCGCCAGTCTTCTTCATACCATCGAGTTAAACCTCCTTTAGGTTTTTCTCCTTTATATTTTCCGCCTTTTTCTTTATAAGTTTTTACTAATAGACCGCTACGATATGCGGAATTCTTAGGATATTTTTTAAATATCTCTTTTTTAACCTTATCATATAGTTTTTTATTAGAAGGGATCATTATTATAATATATAAACATTTTTTAAAAATTAATATATAATATATTTTATATAGTATGGAACAAAGTCAAGAATTATATAATCAGATTCAGAGTCAGGTCGCGTCTGAACGAGGACTGCCTCCTAAAGTGTTAGAGGATACAGTTAACGAAAAGGCGGAATATGAAAAAGAAGTTTTACAGGGAGCAGGAGGTCTTTTATCCGGAGGAGCAGTCGAAAAGGGATTTCGTGCATTATCTAAATCTCCGAAAGGGATTAAAGCATTAAAAAAATTAGGTATGTCTGACGAAGACGTAGAAGGTGTTATTAATGCTATTAAATCTCGAGATACCGGAGCGTTAACTGATTTTCTCGCACGTAAAGGGACAGGATTCGTCGAATCAACAGCGAAAAAATTAGGTATTAAAGGAGGTAAAGTAGCGAAGACAAC